CGTGATGGTGGTAAGTCTGTATGGCTTGTGAGTCATCGTGATGAACTGGTAGGTCGGGTCAACAACATACTCAAGGTCACCAAAGAAGCAGGGTTCACCAGCTACAACACAGACATTGATCTGGAATGATATTTAATTTTTATCAATTTATACTTTAAGGCATAACTATACAGCAAGGATAAATCGCACACATGACATGGCTGTATCAAGACACCCCAGTTGAGACACTGCCCGAAGAATGTGTGGGATTTGTTTATTTAATCAAAAATAATCTCTCTGGCCGCAAATACATAGGCAAAAAATTAGCAAAATTTAGTAAAACAGCATATAAAATAGTCAAACAAAAAAACGGCATCAAAAAGCGGAAGAAGATACGATCAAAAGTTGATTCAGACTGGAGAGAGTACTATGGGTCAAGCCCAGAATTAACTGCTGACATAATCACACTAGGCACCAAAAATTTCTCCAGAGAAATACTTTTTTACTGCAAAAGCAAATCAGAATGTTCTTACGTTGAAGCAAGAGAACAGTTCGAAAGAAAAGTACTAGAATCAACAGATTATTACAATGGCCATATACAAGTAAGAGTACACAAGAGTCATATAAATGGTAAACTTTCTCAGTAACTAAGTTAGTTGATATGCGTAAACTAGGGCATCAATTTATAATTTTTTTCGGCGACACCGATGACACAGTAGCAATTGCTGCTCAAAAATTTGATTCAGATGCATTTCTTGTCAGCACTGACAATCTTGAACAAGTAATCAACACTGACCTAATGCATGATGTTACTGTATATACATCGTTAGGAGATTTGCCCAAGGATCTGATTGTAGTTTGCCGGTTACTGGAACAAGCTGATGAGATTTTTTATTGCCCTCCAGAAATTTGGTCTGATCATGCAGTAGTAGACGTGCTAACGCCCACTGACAGCATGCAGGGTCTTACCGAAAATATACTCTTGTTATTATGCCATCAAGTCCAAGTACATGGCATCGAGCAGGCATTATTTTATCCCAAGGCAGTACCGTTAACTGATCATAGAAAAACAGCAAGTCCTCAAATGTGGTCAGTGGGGTGCAGCATAACTCACGGTGACGGAGTCAACAATTCTTCTCGCTATGGACAGTTGATAGCAAGCGAACTGGATCTAGAGTGTAGTTTTTTAACTCGCCCTGGAAGCTCGATTACCTGGGCAGCAGATCAAATTTTAAGATCAGATATTAAATCTAACGACATTGTTGTATGGGGGATAACTAATAATGAACGTGTAAGTTATGTTCATCAGGGACAGTTATTGCCCGGTATTTGTATCGGTACATATCAAACATATCCCAAACTTAAACAGCTGGTACCAATTGAAACACTGTTAACTGAAAATACGCTTTATCAAAATATCTACTCAATAGAACAAGTAATCAACTTTTGTAACAAATGCCAAGCAAGATTATTAATGATAGGGCTCTTACCTAACTACAATATCTTGCGATATCTCTCTACTAAATTTAATTTTTTTAACTTTCCTTACCCATTTAACTTTTCAAAATCAGCCATAAAACTTAGCTTTGTTGATGTGGGAACAGACAACGAGCACCCAGGCCCTTTACAACACTCCCTTTATAAAAATTTCGTTTTAAAACACATATAAAAGACTCTGTGCTGGGTATTTGACCCAGCCCCATTGAGGTTGTACAGGTAGTGCTGTGCCGTCAGATCTTGGGCGTCAAAGGATAGGCCAACTTAGGTTTAAATGATAAGAGCTCTGCGAAACAGATGCAACTCTTACACAAGGAATTTCGCTTGTATGGGATTACCTGTGCTCCGTTGTGAGTCAAGGCTGAGATTTGGGGGTACCGCACAACCGCCTCCGTTGCATGCAGATGCAAAGATCTCTTATACAAGTGACTGCGTGAGCTCAGCTGAGAGTCTCCAGACATTCTTGCCCGGGTAACGGGCAAGAATGACCACTGAGTCTAGCTGAATATCTCTAAAGCAAAAGCAAACAGCATTATGTTGCGTAGAAATAAAAACAGCATGTCTGAGCGTGAGCGAAAGACATAGCTGTACGCAGTACAGCTTTTACAATGTATCAAATAATCGCTATTATAAATGAGCAGTTACGACTAAAATTGATCTGGCCAGTCTCTCCATAAGGCATGTTGTATAGTTGAGCAATCAACAAACTGATTGAAGCTCTTGTGTTTTACTTCGAGTTCTCCCTCTAGAGGAGCTACACGTTTAAAGGCTTCGTCCATCTGAGCCATGTTTTTAAACTCCATAATAATAAGCCATTCGGGCATGTCGGCAATGCTACGGAATCCTAGCTTACATCGAGTAATACGATAGCTCTCCATCTTGCCTTCGGCTTTTAAGTGATCAAAGAAACTCTTCATTCCGTTGACCCATTCAAGGTCAGTGATGTCGCCTTCTTTGTTTGCCCAGATAGTGTATAAGTCTGCCATGTTATAGTGGTCCTAAAATTTCAAAACCCTGCATGCTTTGTTTATACAGGTGTGCTTGTTCCAGGTACAGGTATTCAAACCCACGAGCTCGATATATTGCACATTCAGTCTGCAAGCTCTTGATACCGAGCCGCAGTTTGGGAGTCTTGTAGTCCCAGGCAAACTGCGCACACAGTGCATTCTTGCTGTCGTATCGTTCAATTAGGCTGAACGCAACCAGTTGTCCGGCATCGCGGTAGCCGATCACATCTGTGTTGGCCGCAGTGTATCTGCTGTCAAAGATGGGCATGACACTGGCAAAATGCTTGTAGATGCAGTAGCGTTTGTATATGTCGTTCAGCTGTGCTGTGTCAGGCTCAGTAATGTAGTACCAGTCGCAGCTGACCGGGTACTCGGTTTGTGAAAGATTTATGCGGGCAAACTGATAGCTCATGCTCGAGGATCCAGACGGTGGTTGAACAAGTCAACAAGATACTGTTCGGGCCAGGCCTTGTAAAATCCTTTGTTTGCCATGACCCGGGCCTTGCTGTTGAGATCACTCAGGCCCTGAACCATGGCTAGTGCATAGGTTCCCTGATTCAAGCATACACCGTTTACTATTTCTGGGTCTGACGGGTGATCCTCTAACACAATTAGATCCTTGGCCAGCAAGAAATCTTGATTGGCACGTGCTAACTGTTGATGGAAATCCAAGTACGGCCAACTGCCCGGACGGTACGCATACACTACCACTTCTTTGCCTTCTAAACCAGTCGCAGCCAACCCTTGTAGGTCCTGATACGGCTGTGTGCCCAAGCGAACATCAAAGCTTCCGGCCAGCCTAGACCGGCGTGCATACGGACATGGAGGCCAGTTGCCCAGGGCCGGGTGTGGAATCTCAACAAAGCCGGTGATCCAGTGTTCAATATCTTCGCGCACCTGTGTGATGTCTAACATAGTTGTTCCTAGAAAAATGGCAGGCCTGATTTTTTTGTTGTGTCCAAGTTTTCCTTGATGATGCCATTGATGATCTCACGTTCAGAAAAACTCAAATGCATGGCCTGCTCATATGTGATACCACCGCGCATGTACCAACACAGCTTGAGTATCTCGGTGCGTATACTCTTGGCCTCCTTTTCCATGCCCTCGATGGTTTTAACCACCCGCTCGGGGGTCAGAGTTAGGAGGCGGCTCCGAAAAAATTTGACATATCAAGTGTGAATTGCTGGTCGTAGTCATTGCCGCAACTGGTACACTTGATATGTAGTGGCTGCATCTCAGCCTGTTTCTTGATCTTGATGATCTGATCACGGATCACCGAAAACACCTTGCGATCGCAGTTGGCCAGCCACTCGTTGATGTGCTCTTGCTCGACCACACGCACCTGCGGGGTCTGCACCATGGCAATGCTCTGTGCCAGGGCCTGTGTGGTAAACACGGTGATCTTCTTTAGCATGTCGCCGATCTCTTTGAGACGGGTCTCATCTTCTGCACTGGCTTGTTGTAGCATGGCCATGGTCTTTTGATCGGCAAACTGCGCCATGCTGTTTTCGTTGATCTGTTGATAGCTCATGGGCTTCAAGAACACCTTGAGCTCGCCAACGTCGATGCCGGAAGTGTAATTGGGACGCCCGATAGTTTCCATCACAGTGCGCAAGTCCACTCCGTACTCGTCCTCGTTTGCACAACCGGGACAGGTGGTGTTAATGTCCATCTCGTGCCCGTAGGTGGCGATTCTGATAGCAATCAATACAGTATCAATGTCCATGGCCGGCATGCCCCAGGCACTTTTGATATTGGGAATACAGCTTTCAATCACCGAGTTTACTGCGTTGCCATTGAACAGCGCGTCCGGAGTTCGATAAGTGATCTCATCCAGTGTGGTCATTGGCAACACTGGGTATTCATTGTTGGCTGTGGGTTCCAGGGCGCCTTCTTGGTAGAATCGCCCGCCGCTGGGCAGTTGGATATAAATTGAAGGTTGGCGAAAATACTGTTTTAAAGGGTTAGTTTCCATGAGTTTGAGTTTGAGTAAATACGATGTAGCTGTATATTTATAGGTAAAAAATCGTGGACCCACAAATTCAAGAACTAATCGAGCGCATGCGTGAGCTAGTTGACATTATTAGATCAACTAGTAAAATTGGCCTTGACAAGGATGACAAGGATGACAAGGTTGAGACTGGTGGTGATGCAGCTAAGGCATTTACACGTGGGTCGGATAAAATTGTAAATGCAATGGCTACCCTAGCAGTCAAGCTAGAGGGCAAAGCTAAAACCGCTGCCGCCGAGGAGCGGGCTGTAAACAAATTTGCCGAACAGGTTGAAAAAGTCACTGCGACCCAAGATTCTGCTGCTAAAATAATTGCAGAGGCGGCAGCGGCGGCAGCAAAAGCATTGGCTGAAGCAAACGAAGCTGCAAGATTAGCAGCACGAACAGATCAGCAAATTGCTGCCGATAAACGATCAGCAAATATTAAAAAGTTAGGGGAAGATGCACAAGCTGCGAAAAAAAGCCTCACACGTACTGAACAAGTTTGGAAAGATTTTGAAGATCTAGGCTCCGGAAGCCAGCTGCTTAAAGATAAATTCATGTCTCTAGGCGGAAATAGCATGACAGCCCGGATTGGGTTGCAAGCACTAGCAGCCGGGGCAGAAGGTGTAGTCAAAAGTCTTGCTGGGTTTGGCTCAGCATTAGATAAAGGACAACGAGGCGCAGCAGTTGGTGCACAGGCTCTTAGTGACTTGGCAACTCCTTTGCTTGATTTCGCTGATACTATTGGCAAAATCATAACTTTTGGATCTTTCCTTGTCCCGGGCGGCGCAATAATTAAAGGTTTGAGAATAGCCGGTGGCGCCCTACTTAGTTTGGGCAGTTCTGCTGGTAAACTTTCTCTTGAGTATATAAAAGTATCTGCGGCTGCAGCAGACGCCCTATTCAAGAGCTTTAATTCACTAAGCGAAGCTGGTGCAACCACTGCTGGTGGCATGGATGATGTATTTGCACAGCTTCAAACGCTGGGCATGACACTGTCGGAGATTGACAAGTTTACTACCCTTATTGGTAAGAACGGCAAGGTACTATCACAGTTTGGTGCCACTGCAGCCGAAGGCGCAAAGATGTTTAGTGAAGTAGCTGGTACATTGGTCAAGAGTGACCTTGGCCAGCAGCTTGCCCAGCTGGGAATTACCGCTGATGAACAGCGCGAATCAGCCTTGGCTTACATGAACATTCAAGCCAAGACCGGACAGCTTAATTTAAAGAACACAAAACAATTAATAGAAGAGTCGGGCAAGTTTGCTAAAGAACTTGATCTGTCTGCTAGATTAACTGGTGCCACACGCAAAGAAGCACTGGAAGCTAAAGAATTTGCACAGTCGGAAGAACGTTTTCGTGCAGCGCAAATTGAAGCGGAGCAAACTGGCGATACAGAACGACAGGCCGATTTAAAACTTGCCGAAGAAATGTCTGTGATTGCTAAGTTGTCGGGCGACACAGTTGGACAGCTAGGCATATTACAAAATGCCGCAGCCCGCGGCGCGCCTTCGACCACAGAGGGAATTGCGGCCGGGCAAACGTATGATGTGCAAGGCATCACGCAGGCCGGTAGAGAAGCCAGGGCCAGGGGGGAGAATTTAAGCCAAGCTCAAATAATGGATATGATGGCGCAGTCGGCTAAAAAAACACAATCTTTGGCTGGTAGTAATGCTATTTCAGGTGCCATTTCACCTTTACAAACTGGTGTCGTTGCTCCTGCTAATTTTATAAACCGAAATGATGCACTTACTAAAGGTGCTACTGAAGCCGGGTTTACTGGACCTAATGCACGTGACGATTTTTTGAAAACAGAAGAAGGAAAAAGGATAGCAGAAGCCAATAAACCAGGTAGTACTACCGGGGCCATGGTTGGTGCAGATCGCGCACAGCAGTCAGCAGCCATGATGATGGACAGCGCCAAAGCGGTAGGAATGGCTGCATCGGTGAATCAACGTGCGTCTACTGCCTTTGCTGATGCAGTGAAAGTGTTTAGTAAGACTGTTGGTGCCAAACAGCCCACGGGCGGAACATACTCTAACGCAGAACTAGGCACTACAGGTACGCTGGGCACTCCAGGTACGCCAGGAACTCCTGGTACGCTGACCACGCCTGCTACGCTGGGCACAGCACCGACCCCGAATGCGCCGCAAGGACGGACTGAAACTGGTACTCCTATCTCTCCAATTGCTGCAATACAGACAAGTGCAATAGCTGAATCTCGTGCAGCCGCTGATGCAGCTAGAGAAAAAGCTATAGATGCAGTTAAGAAGCACGAAGAAGCCAAAGCAGAATTAGATATATTTAAAAAAGCCAATGCTAGCAGAGAACAAATAGCAGCAGTTGAAGCTAGAATTGCTATGTTGGCTAAAGAACGCGAAAAAGCCGAACAAGACGAAGGTGCTGCTTCAAGAAAAGTATCAACGCAAGCTACAGCACTAAAAGCTCAACAAACCAAGGATGCACAAGAATACAACAAGTGGTTAAACGGGAACGTCAATGAAAGCAAAAAAATTGGCACAACACTTATCACTGATGAGGCCACACGACAGATCTATGCATTCGATGAAGCTAAACTTGCAGAAACTGATCGAGACAATTACGAACGATTTGTTAAACGAAAAGAACAACTGATCAAAGATGGCATTGAAAACTTTGAAAAAATTAATAAGATTAAGGCTGGGGAAATTAGCGACGCAGAAAAAGAAAAAATTAAAGCAAATGCCCGTGCTCAAGCAGCCAAGGAGTTTACACCAGCAGCCGTAGAAACTGGTGCAGCTACTGTCATGAAGACGACATTGCCAGCTATTCCGACTACACCGACCACACCGGCTGCAGCAGTATCAGCACCGACTGCAGCCGGAGCACCACAAACAACTGTTAAACCCGCCGCACCGGTTGCATCTGCACCACAAACAACTGTTAAACCCGCCGCACCGGTTGCATCTGCACCTCCACCGGTTGCATCTGCACCTCCACCGGTTGCACCTGTACCACCGCCACCTGTACCACCGCCACCTGTACCACCGCCACCTGTACCACCGCCACCTGTACCACCGCCAACTGAACAAACTGCTCCGCGTAGTAAAAATAAAGTAGCAAAGACTCCTAAACAGACAGAAATCTCGGGCCAACTAAAAGAAGATTTAATATCTCAGCTTTCTGCTAGTGGAATTACAAGTAAAACTGCTCAAGCAAATATTTTCGGAAATTTAGAAGCTGAGTCAAAAGGTGATGTAAGTGCACGTGAAAGTTTAAATTATAGTCCTGAACGACTGTTGAAAGTTTTTCCTAAGTACTTTAAAGATTTAGATGACGCTAAAGCAGTGGTAGCGCAAGGAGAAGAAGCAATAGGTAACCGCGTATACGGTAACCGTAACGGCAACGCAGCCAATGAAGGATACATGTATCGGGGCCGTGGTTTAGTTCAACTAACTGGAAAATACAACTACGAAAAGTTTAGTAAGTTACTGAATATACCGGACTTGGTAACAAATCCAGATTTGGCAGCAGATCCAGAAATTTCTAAAAAGATTGCTGTTGCATTCTTCAAAGAAGTACAAAAAGGAGGAAAAGGAGGAACTGATCTTACTGATATTTCTGCAATGGGTAAAGGGGTTGGGTATGTCGGCGGCCAAGAAGAAACTAATAAAAGAGCAGCGTTAGCAACCAAATACATGGCCGCTGGCGGAGGCGTGGTTAAATCAACCCCAGGCGGGGTGGGCATAGTAGCCGGGGAAGCAGGAAAAAATGAAGCGTTTGTACCGCTGCCCGACGGTAAGAGTATCCCGGTTAAACAGGACACAACTGTGGTAAAAGATGTACAAAACTTATCTGCTCAAGTATCTGGGCTGTCTAAACTAATTGCCGGAAAGATGATCACTCAGACAGGTGCCACCGACGACGATCTAGGTATGGACATAAAGAGCAGCGACGTATTAGCAAAATTGATCAGGACAATTATCCCAGGTCTGGGCATGATTGAAAAAATTGGAGGCATAGGAAATACTGTAGCGGGTGTAACTGACACTGATTCTAAAATGACCGGGTCCGACAAGGTAATGGAAGTGGTCAAGTTATTGGTGCCACAAGTACGCATACTTGCCGGAATCTATGATACGATATCACCATTCTTAAAATCAGATGATAACACTGCAACCTTGGCCAAGAGACAGATGCCGGTTGCACCAGTTGACACTAGTCCAACCGTCGATGACAACCAGCATCCTACACCTCCGACTGCTCTTGCTGCGCCCACAGCACCTACTATATCACAAGTAGCAGATGCATTGTTGGCTAGTGTTGGCAATATTAATAAAGAAATCAGCTCTAACACTCT